CCCTGATAGCCGACCCGAGGCGCGCCGCCCATGCCGCCCACAGCCTCGCGCAGTTTCGCGTTGCGGTTCAGCCACCCGGGCAAGTCAGGCCCGCCGATTGCACGATACCGCTTTTCCCGTGCGTCTAGGAACTTCTCGACATCGCCGCCCGACGCCTTGAGCATAGCCTTAGCCATGCCCGGCCCCATGTTGACTGCCGTATCATAGACGACCGTAGCCAGTGCAGGGTCTGCAATCTGGTCAGCCCCCGACGTAACCCAATAGCGGTCATGCAGGATTTGCTTGGCCGTGTCAGGCGTGAGGCTCTTTACGTCAATGTCGGGGTTAGCGCCTTGGTTCACACCGTAATTGACCGGAGCGCCCGACTTGCCATCGCGCGCAGCATAGCCGCCCTCGACACCCGCGACAAAGTTATGCGCGGCCTCGAATGTGTTTCCGCCGTCTTTGCCGCCCAATTCAATGACCGTGCCATCGACGTTCATATACTGCGGCTTGGCGGCCTTTTCGGGGGCCTCATATTTCACGTCGCCAGTGTTGCCCACCAGCGCGTTGCCGACCACCTTGTTACCGTGGAAATCCGCCCACTTGTCAGGCCCCACAATCGTTGCGAGGTCATAGCCCAAAATGCCGAGCGCCATTTTCTGTTGCGCCGGATCACCGCTTTTCAGGTGCGCGAGCATCGCCTCTTCATCGGACACATCTTCGCCAGCGTCCTTTGCTGCCTTGATATACCGCTCCAATTCAGTGCCCGCCGCGCCCCAATCGCCAGCGTGCGCGCGCGAGTAAATCGTCGATTTAAGCCGCAATTCGCCGTCACGCTTTGCCCCATCCTGTAGGGCGTAGGCGTCGTTAATCTGCTTGGAATACTCAGGGAATTGCAGCGACAGGTTCGCCGCACTACCCGCCGTGGGGCTTTCCAGATGCCCGCGCAACGCCTGCTGATAGGCTTGCGCGCGCTGCTGCTGCTCAATCTGCTGCGCCGCTTGCGATTGCTCAAACAACGCCCGCGACCGCAGCGCGTCGATTGTCGCCGCCTGTTGGTCACGCTGCGCTGTAATCGCCGACGCATCGCCGATAAGGTTAGGCAGGTTCGCAGGCCCGCCCATGCGCCCGAGAAAGTCTAGCGGCTGGATAATATCCACCATCAGAACGCCCCCGACATTTTGCCGATAGCGTTCCAATCGAATGAAGGCGCGCTAACGCTCGACCCGCCACCGCCGCCAAGCAAGCTATTCAGCAAGCTCGACCCCGCGCCACCCTGCGAGAATAGCCCGTTGAGGATGCTGCTATTGTTCGTGTTGTTAGCCGCGTTCGTCCCCGCGTTCGTCAACGTGCCAGCCGCGTTGTTCGCGCCGATGCTGCCAAGTAGCGACTGGATCGACGCCGTATTTGCCGCGCCAAAGCGCCCGATATCCGAACCCGTTTGAGCGCCTAGCGTCGAAATGCCGCCAAGGTTGCCGAGCTGCGCCTGTATGACTTGCGCCAGCGTGTCGTTACCCAGCCCATACAGCGAACGTTGCGTATTGCCGCCACGAAGCCCGCCCGTTGCCGATGCGTTCGCCAGAATGGTGTTTTGCCCGTTGTTGAATAGCGACTGGTAAAGCGGCGACGCCTTGAGCGCGTCAATCGACGCCTGCTGTTGCGCGTTGCCGTTCAGCCCTACAAGATTGCCCTGTTGCCCGATTGCCGACTGCCCAGCGAGAAGCCACGGGTTGAGGTTCGCAGCCGTTTGCGCCTGCTGCGCGTTGCCCGCGTTGATGCCAGACTGATAGCCCTGATTGACTTGCCCGACCGCCGTATTGGTGGCGTTCGTCGTGGCTTTGGTTTGCTTGCTGCCGTCGGCCGCGCCGCCAAGCGAACCGCCAAGCGAGCCGCCAAGAGCCGCGCCGGCAGGCCCGCCGATAAGGAAGCCGCCGACCGTGCCGAGCACCGAACCGAGTGAAGAGAAAAGTCCCATTAGCCTAAGCCTTCTACTTCCGCGTTTAGCACAGCGACAGACATCATGCCACTATCGGCGGTGCGAAGCCGCACGCCGCACCACAGATCGAAACGCCGCCCCAGCCGAATTTGCACCCGCTTGTTGCGCTGACCCAAAACGCCAGTTGGAATCATGCGCTCGACACTCCACACGCGCCCGTCAGTCGTCGTGCTGATAAACACCGAAGGCGATACGCCGTCAGGAGCATAGCCAGGCGAGCCGATGAGTTCCAAAGTGTTGATGATGCCCCGCTTGGCGTTGTCGAATATCAGTTTTGTATCAACGCGAGACCCGACAATCGCGCCAAACCGCGTGCTAATGCTGCTATCGAGCACACCGAGCCGACCAACCGTATCGCCGACCATCCACAGGCCATAGACCTGCACCGCGTTGCGCCCTGCATACGGCAATTCACCTTCAACACCCGCCGACCACTTGCACCAGATATTTTCACCGGCAAGCTTCGACGCGCTCACAAAATAGACCAGCGTGCACGTCGGCAGGTGCACCAAAAAGCGTTGCTCGTCCAAATCAACGCGCGCCTCGCACTCAATAGCCGCAGCATCGGCAATCGACAGGCCCGCCAATAATTCGTCAATCTCGGACGTGCTGATTTTGAGCGCATTGCCCGCCGATGCCACGTAAACGCCAAGCGCCTCGTTACGCCCGCTCCCGACAAAGGCGAACGTGTCAGCAAAATACGCCTTCGCACGAGTGCCAACGCATCCCTTTTGGATTTGCCCGCCCGGATTGACCGCGAACGGGAACCCGTTGCCGCCCACGTTGTTGAATGACTGAATTGTGTTGCGATTGAGCGCGTACAACTCGTTGCGAACCTTCATGAGCCCTAGAATAGGGTCAGGGTCATCTTCGGCGCTGCCATACTTGAGAGGGTCAACGCTTGTCGGGTCGTTCAATTCGGTAACGACAATCGAAACGCCGTCAGTGGTGGCAAAATACCCGCTAATCCACAGCATATCGATGACAGGCCCTAGGTCAGGGTCAGTGACTTTGTTAAGCGCCCCGCCAAACAGGTAATACAGGTCAGTCCCGCTGTTGATTGCGAGCCGGTCAAAGCTGTAATCCATAGCCACAGGCCCGCCAGTGCCGACATTGCCGAGCGACACCACCGCACCAGCCGCATCGACCGTGCAAAGCTGCGTGCCCATGACGCGGTAGCACGTATCGTTCCAGTTGATGCCGCCCCTATCACCCCCCGGCCCCTGCCCGATTTGGCGGATACCCTGAGCCGGTCGCAGATAGCCGTTACTCAAACCGGAGCCGATGACGACAGGCTCTTTATTCACCGGCAACGACTGCACAAAATCGCCCGTTGATGTGGCGTAAGCGCCTTGGAGGATAGGAACGGCGACCACTAGACGAATGCCCCAGTGCTATCGGTGCCGCTTGCGCTACGCGCCGTGCCAGCCAGATCGAACGGCATGACAGCATACGGCAGCTTGTTCTTGCATGGCGAGCCACCTTGCAGCGTGAACACCGAACCGCCAGCGCCAGCCGTCAGCACGCCCGCGACATAATCGACCGCCGCGTAAGTCGTAATGAGCGGATCTACCTTGGCCGTGGCGCTAGTCCCCATCGTGCTATTCGCGCCCATATAGGCTTGCGTGATGCTGCCACCGGGGCCGGTTACGCCAGCGTCAATATACATCACATGATTGCCCGCGCACCCGACGCCGTAGAGGTAGCCCCAATTCCCAATATGGTTTGGCGCTTCGCCCGCAGGGTTGCCAAGGTTTACGGCGTAGAACCAATCCCCCTTAGTGTTAAGCTGCGGCATGATGTTCCCCTTGCTCGAATTGAGCGTGTGAACCCGAAAAACGCCCGCCGTCGTGTCGTAAAAGTCATTGCAGCGGAACGAAGCCGCAGCGCCCAAAATCGTGTTGTTGTGAATGACCATGTGGACGACGTTGCCCGCCTGAGGTTCGTCAGCCGATACGCCAAAGCCCGTATAGCTTGCCGTCGCGGGGATTGGTTCGTAGCAGTTGCCCGCGATATATGCGCCGGTCAGGCTTTCCGATGACGTTTCGCCAAAAGGCTCATACCCGCCGCTTGTGTAATTGATATTCATGTACTTGTTATTGACGCGCATTGTACCGGACTGACTGCCCGCAACCGTGGAGCCTAGCTTGCCGGTATTGTACCAAAGCGACGAGAAATTATAGAACATATTAACGTTCGATAGCCGCGCGTTAAGGCACGTCACCCCACGCCACATGCGATGCATGTTTGTCGCGCCGTTTTGCGATAGCCAAGTGGACGATGCAAGCGACGTTGTGATGGTGCTTCCGTAGTGGTAGTCGTGCGAATTGGACAGCCAAGCCGTGTTAGACGAATTGTCGATATTGCACTGGTCAAAGCGCACTTCCAACTGCGATGCCGCCTCACCTTGGAAGCTGCTAGACGTTCGCGTTATGGTAATGTCGCGGAAAAGCATAGCGCCCGACGACACCGGCAACAGGCTTCCGAGAGACAGCCGAGCGCGGCTGTTAGCGCCGCCGAGCGTCATGATCGCCGTTGCGCGTGAAGCGTTCGGGTCGCGCGTGATGACCAGCGACGCGACCTTGCACGTCAAATTGGTTGCGGTCGTTCCCAAAACCGCCGCATGGCTTCCGGCCATAAGCCTAATCTCGCAGCCATCGACATAACCGCCAGTTACGCCGGACTGCACTGCAATCTGCAAACGCGCATTTTCGAGTGTGTCGAATGGCGTCGCTTCAGCCGTCGCAGCAGTCGTTGACCACACGCCACCGGAAGTGCCGCCCGTACTAACGTAAGCAATCGGCGGAGATGCCAGGCGCGATACGTTCTTGATGAAGTAGCGTGGCGAGAAGCCGCGACGGTCACTCGACAGCGAGCTGTCAGCCACCGACGCGGCAACACCGACATGCGGGTAAACCTTGGCATTGGCCGTTAACAGCACATCAGAGGCGAGTACATTACCGGGAGTGTCGGTTGCGAACGTCAACTCATACACCCAAAGAGGTTGCACGTCTCCGAGGTAGCTACTGATAACCGGCGTTGCACTGATAGCCGTGACCGTATTAGTCCCATCGGTAAGCGTGCCGGTGACACATGCAACCGGCTTTGCCCCGCGCGCGTCACGATGCCCCGCGACCACTTCAAGCGTGATGCTGTTGCCTATCAACTGGCGCTCGATATTCACCCATGCGGCGACTGGCGTAGGGCTAACGACCGTGCTGTTATTTGTCGCACCGACGCAAGTTTCGCCCTGATAGATATAATCCGAACTGGCGCACCGCGTCGCATCATCTACCGGCACAGTCCCGGCGCTTGTCCATCCGACATTCCAGACCGTGCGCATCCGATCAGTAACCGAAAGCGTGTCGCTAAACGTGATCGCGTTGGCGCTCGCGTCATAGCCGTTGCGCGTGACCGTGTAGGACTGCCCGACAGCTGCAGCCGGTGAACTCGCGTCAAGCGAGAAACCATCGGCGCGGATAGTTTGGAACGGCGCAACGGGAGCGCTACCACCCCCCGCAGCCTTGATAGCCCATCCACCTTGCGAACGGCCCCAGCGATGCAACGTCATGCGGCTTCACCCAATGCAAAAGGCCACCACAGGTTCCAAATCTTGTTTCCTGCCCCGTATGGCGTGTACGGACGCAGAGCCATCTCAGGCACAACTTGCGTCTTAGCCCGCAGCGCCACCATGCCAGCCGCGCGCGCTTGCCGAGCCTCAGCACCCAGCGCCTTGTTCATGCGCGGCGCAATCCGTAGCGCGAGATACATCGCCGACACGTTCGCCGCCCAATCCGGCACGCCCGACCAATCAGACAAATCACCGCCACCGAACGCAGCAGGGGCATTGTAGCCAATGTCGATGCCCTGCACCTTCCACTCCGCCATAAGCCCGTCAAGGCGGCGCAGCGCGCTCTGCAATTCCTCTGGCGTTACGTCAAACTCATATCCCGCAAGCGCGCACTCTTCATACGCCATATCAACAATCTGGCGCTTGGTAGTGGTGGCAGGCACGCCCTCGCGCCCCGCGTCCACAATCGGTAGCTCTAGCGTGTTGACGATGACGCGCCCGTCACTAAATGTAACCGACAAATCAAACACCGTCGGGATGCCAGCCGCGCCACCGCTAAACGAGGCCGTCATGACATAGCCAGCAAGCGACTGCGACGCGATGGCGGCCGAGCCATTGGGCTGCACCGCGACAGCCAAAGTATGCGCCGAGATCGACGCGCCACCAGCCACCGCCTCAAATGAGATAGCGTAATCGGATACCTCAGTCGGCGCTTTGGCGGGAAGGATATACGCCACTTAGAAGCCCGCGCCTTGCGTCACTCGCAGCGTAGAGCCGGTCGCGCCAGCCGCAAGCCTCACAGTGAACGCCTCGTTCAGAGCTACCGTCACAACCGCTTGCGTATTCGCCAGCACCGGCAAATCGGCCACGCTTGCCGCCGTAGTATCACCCGCGCGATTGACGCGAACATAGCAAGTCACAGTGCCCTCGTTCGTCAACAGCAACTGCATGGGATAGCCGCCGAGCGCAGGCGTCGGGAACGCGGAGGTAACTTCACCCGCCGCACCAACAAGCGCGACCGTGCTACCGTAGGCAGGATTGAAAGGCTGTAGTGCAGACATATGAAACCCCTATCAGGACAAGCGAAAGGGGCGGAACCGAAGCCCCGCCCCAAACCGCTTAAGTCTGCGAGAACAACTCGATAC